ATCAACTATTCAAGTACGGCAGAGACGCGGGTCAATGCTATTAAGTCCAAAACCATGATGTTCTCAAGCGGTGAGGTAGTAATTGCTGGGGATCCTGAGGCACGTATCAAATCAGACGTATCGGCGACCTCGCCTTTTAAAGAGTACCGAAAACTGGGGTTGTCGTTGAGATGTCGAAAACGTCTTGATCGCTACAATTTTGAAATCGTAAAAAAATTATTGAGATACGCCGAGGGAGATGATATAAAATTGCTTATAAATGAACCCGAATGTCCCTTACTTATTAGTGCCTTGAGAAAGGCTAAATATAAGACCAGAGGTGGAGTGAGGACAGGAGTCTTCGATAAGACGGGAAGTGAATTCCCGGTAATCGCTTTTAGAGTGGCCCTTGAGGAAGCGCTCAGTAAAGCCATAGCAACAGGTTACTAAAGGAGTTTAACCTATGTCACAAATAATGTTGTTTGAGGATCTTGCTGGACAGGTATCGTCAGAATCATTTGCCAGCATGATAACGCAGGAGCGAAGAGCGGAATTAGCGAAAATTGGTAAAGCTTGGGATTTTTATTACGGTAATCAAGCACAGTATATCAAACATTACCGGGGCGAGGACGCTCAGGACTACGAGGATAAAGATAAGATTACCATCAACTATACCAAGACGATCATCGATGAGTACGTCGGAGGCGTATTCGCCAAACCCGTAGCGGTTGCCATTGACGACCCGACCTATTCGGAAATTTGGCGTGACATCGCTGACCCTATTTCCTTCTTTAAAGTATTACCATTCATGACCAAAGTTCAAAGAATTGCGGAGGTCAGTGGAACTTGTGTCGTGATGATACGGTTCAACGAAGCCACCAAGAGTGTTTACTTTGAGGACGTGCGTGGAGAATACGTTCACTTTTTACCAGATCCCAATAATCCCAAAGAGGTCGGCACATTGATTCTGGCGTACCTGTTTGATACAGGCAACCCCAGACCGTCAGAGCGCTATCTTAAAAGGATTGAGGTTTGGGACAAAGACAAGTGGGCTATCTATCTTTACCATCCCCACTTGCAAGAAATGAAAGTTGTTGACGAGGGTGTGAACCCATACGGTTTCATCCCCGCGGTCAAGTACGTACCCGAGGAGGATGACAATTCCTTTTTCGGTATGACTAATGTTCATGGTATCGTTCATCTCAATGAGGAATATAACAATCTCTGGACATCGTTGATGAGGACCTCTGTCATGCAGTCGTTTTCGGTTCTTATTGTCACCTCAGAGGGAGAGATTAAACTCGATATCGCCCCTACCCGTTTTATCAAACTTGAACAAACCGATGATGCCAAAGCAGAGTACATTACCCCCCAGCCCAAGATCGCAGAGGTCAAGGGTGTCCTTGAACAACTCAAGAAAGAACTGCAGGATGTATCGAGGGTGCCGGCAGAGGTTCTATCATCGGCAACAGGTTCGGGCGCACCGTATCAGTCTGGTTACGCTCTGAGGGTGAAACGGATCCCCATCGAGGAAATATGGAATCGCAGGAGATTGAGTTATGGACCGTCTTATCGGAACATGGTTTTCAAGACCCTGTCTATTAATGATGTTCACAACAAAAAGACCCCGCCCAAAAGCGTCGTTGACATTGGTATCGATGTCAAATTCTCGTCAACCGTACCCGAACACTCACCGAACGAACAGGTCGTTCAGGATGAGTTCGAACTCAGGTATGATGTGATAACCCCGATTGACCTTATAATTCGCAAGTACCCTGATATGTCTACTGAGGAGGCGAAAAAGAAACTTGAGGCCAATCAAGCGTATAAGAAAGAATTCACGAAAGATCAATTCAGTTATAATATCGACGATACTGCCGATAAGAGTAATTTGGTAGGGACAGCATAATGGATGAGTTTGAGGCCGGTAAGGAATTAATTGAGGTGACTGATGCCTCCTACAAGGCGGGAAACTACTTGTTTGCCGAATTGGAGGGGGCTGTCGCCGATGCAGTCACTACGGCCGAAAAATCATCTCAGGCGGTATACAACGACATATTCAGTCGTTTGGTAGTCAACCCCGACACAAAACAGATCGAACAATCCACTGATAACCTTGCTTTAATACAACCTCTTATGGGACAACTAAAGACAGTGCAGACCCAGTTCCGTGCCGCTTATGGTCGGGCGATGGTTGGTAGTCGCACCAAGATTATCAATGAGGAGAAAAAGAAAGAAAAGGAAATCGGTGAGATTCTTAAAGAGGTCGGGATTAAAACAAAACGGGGTAACCTTTCCGATGAGTCGTATGGTTTGATCAAGGCCATCAATGAGAGAGGATATGCCAAAATCAACAGTATTATACACAAATGGGAACAGTTCATATATGACACGTTCTATTCTGGCATATTAGGCAATCTTGATTTGGTAGGTTTCAGAGGATCATTTTTTGATGAGGATGATCATCTCAAGATAGGCAGTACCCTGAGAGGTGAGGCTCTGCAGACGGCCTTAATCAGTGTAGTCGAACAGAGAACGTCCTTTGTTCGTCAACAGGCCCGTGAGGAGGGGATGACTTACGTTTGGAATTTTAACCCTATGGATAGACTGACGAAACCTATCTGCGCTATGGCGACGACAGCGGGATGTATCTCTGCCAGAGAGATGGCCAGTGATTATGGGTTCCCTCCCCGATATATCTGCAGATGTGACATATCGTTCACCCGCAAAGAGTGGGTCAATGTCAATCGTGGTATCAATGCCGGTATAGAGGAACGTCGAGTAAAATGGATTAGAGAACTTGAGAACTCTCCAAAACAGCGGGGGGAATGGATGCGCGAGGGACATTTGGTTAGGTCCCATGATCCCGAAAGAATTGCCGGCACTTTGATGTATGCTTCGGTAGTTGCCCAAATAGAGGCGGGGAGTGTCCCGGTTCCTGCTTATGCTCTACGTCCAGAGGATGAGGATTTACAAGATGCCTTTTAAATCAGTAATAATTTTCAGATCCGTCAAAAATCAAGCATGAAGAAAAATGTTTCCCATTAGTGATTTTTTGGGTATAATGGATCCAAAAAACAGGCATAATATTTATTATGAATAAAGAAATAGTAAGACCGAGAAGGAATAAAAAAAGCAAAGCCGTGGTGAGAAAGCCGTCGAACTGGATCCGTGAAAGGGATTGCAAGTTCGAACGGCTGTGGCAGGGAGGTCCGGGGTGTGAGGATCCTTCCCAACCTATTACTATTGATGGCATTGACTGGCCTCGGTATCCCCATCGTGATCCCAAACTTCTTTGTGGAGTCAAGAAAGCTAACGGGGATCGGTGCATGCTGCAAGCGGTCAGTAAACGTCCCGACGGTCGAGCCCTTACTGGAAGGTGTAAATTTCACGGAGGACTGGGTGGGCGACCACCTAAAAAACTGGTTCAAAAAGAACGAGTCAATTCTGGTATCTACAAAAAAGGACTTCATCCATACGAGAAAGATGACTTCGATCACATTTCACTCGGCACACTTGACGAAGAAATTAGAATGGCCAGAATAACACTCGCCCGGGCTTATCGCGCCCAAGCTATCTACGAAAAAATACATGGTCTCGACGAGATCGATTCGGTTGATGATTATGTCAACCACTCGAATGAGTTTACTGAGGGTGACGATATCAATTATGTAATCGAGAACATGCCAGAAAGAACACTAATGGGCTATTTGGCCCGAGGTGAAGATTTTTCAGAGGAGATCCTACGGTTCACCAAGCTTATAGGAACTCTTGAAACCAAACGCGCCGACCTCCTTGATCGAGATAATGCTACCGGGACGCTTATGATGTCAATCAAAAGAAAGCTCGGCAACGTTGACGGAGATATTGACGAAGAAGTTCTTGCATTGGCTGTCATATTAAAAGGCATGCGAAAGAATGATGTACAACGTATAAAGAGTATGGTAATAGGTCAATAAGGAGGTACGAATGGCCAAAGTAACTTTGTTAGAAGCAAGAAATTTGTTGAACCAGACTGAGGAACAGGTTTGTTATTATCGTGAATTACTGTTCCAAAAGTCGAATGTATATAACCCAGTGCCCACGTCGGTTACCAGCGTTTCAGAGGAACCAGACGGCACTAAAGAAGTTAAAAAGGAGGTGATTCCGAAATCTGTATCACAGAGTATGTCCGTTGACTCTCTTATGAAAAAGATGGACGAACTGTATGTTGAACGAAACAAGTTGCAAGTTGCCTTGACGGCGGCTGAGGCAACCGTAACCATTGAATATTAAGGGTTGAACCCAAGACAAGGGGCTCCCGATTGATGACGGAGGAAAATTATGCCAACACCAAGTGATGAAGAAAAAGCAGCAGCCGACAAAGCCGCAGCCGACAAAGCCGCAGCCGACAAAGCCGTCGCTGAACAGAAGGAAAAGGATGACCTTGGGAAAAAGGATACCACTGGTTTTACCGCTGAGCAGATGGCAGATTACATAGAAAAGCTCAAGGACGAGAACGCCAAGCGGCGTATCGCCTCTAAGAAACTGCAGGATGAGATCGACAAGCAGAAAACGAATCAGACCAAATCTGATTCCGAGCTTGCCGATATGAAATTAAAACTTGAGGGCCATGAAAAAGCCCAGAAAGAGGCCGACGACAAAGAAAAATCTGAGATCGAACGTCTCACTTCTCAGCTTGGAGAGGCCGAGAAGACTATTCAAGAAAAAGACATCCTCATTGCGGAAAAGGACAGTAAATTGTCCAAGTCCAAGCAGAAACTTGCAAAGCGTGATCGTGAATCATTGGTTAGTAAACTTTCCCACCAACTGTCGTTTGACTTTTCATCGGATTTTGAACGGAAAGGGTTCCTTGATTCTATTAGTAACACCGACTCTCAGACAGGTGAGTTTTCACTGAATGATGAGGAGGTTATAATGAAAGTCAAGGAGTTTGCTAAAGATCGAAAGGATCCGCCCAAAACTCCCGGGTCAGGCCCAGTTAATAAGGCCACCGAAACACCTCTCGCTGAGGAGATTAAAGCCTTGCTTGCAAAGGACGAACTCACCGATGAGGATAAGAAACGTCTCGACGAGTTACTTGAGGAGGTTGGGTAGGTCCACTAAACACTACCTAACGGAGGAACTAAACAATGGCGAATGAAGTTACCTTAAATACAACCACAACCACGGAACTCACCCACTGGATACCCGAACTTTGGTCGCGCAAGGTTTATGAGGAAGCGAAGACCAAGATGTATTGGAACCGTTTTGCGGGTCCTGAGGGTTCCGGTATGCCGGTAATCATTAAGGGCGAACTGCTCACCGAGCCCGGTGATACCATTAACATTTCACAGGTCGCCCACCTTACCGGGGCTGGGGTGTCTGGGGAATCCCGCCTGCGTGGTAACGAGGAAAAACTCTCGACCAAACAGGTACAGACAGTCCCCGAGTGGTACAGGCACGCAGTCGCCGATACTGCCAAAGCGTCCAAACAGATCAACCAGTCCTTTCGTCAGAAAGCGCAGGCCGGTCTGTCTTATTGGATGGCCAAGAAAATGGATGCGTCGATGTGGACCGCCGGACGGAGTACTGCCGCTGCCGGTTTTGAGGGCACGGTCGTCGATGCTATCTACGGCAATGATGCTACCTCTCTTGACACCATTGATTCTGCGGATGATTTCGGTGTTGAGGAAATCCGTCAGGCCGCCGCCATTCTGGCCGCAAAAGACATTCCCGCAGTTGCCATTCCGGGTATGCCTGCCGGTGAGGGTTACTATCTGATGTTCATTCATCCTTATCAGGCCTACACTCTCAAGAAAGATAGTGAATGGATTGCCAACCACCAAAGTGCTACCGAACGGGGCAAGAGTAATCCCCTATTTACCGGCGCGCTCGGTGAGATCGATGGTGTGATTCTTCACTCCACCACCCAGTGTACGCTGGTGGAAAATGACAATACCCCCGCCATCAACACAGCGCGGGCAATCTGTGTTGGGCAGGAAGCACTGTGTCGGGGATTGAATCTTGACATTTCGTGGGCGGAGCAGGTCGATGATTATGAATTCGAACACGGCATTGGAGTTGCAGCGGCTTGGCAGGATCTTATCCTCACCGCAAACGCCGTGGTTCAGGTCGTCACTGCTTGCATAGCACCGTCTTAATGGTCGATAATTAATAAAGGTGGGTCTTGATGACCCACCTAACTTCTGAGGGAGGACCCGGATGAAGGTTAAAACTTTAGAATATTGTGGCCAAAGGGAAAAAGGTAAAATAGTTCTAAAACAGGCGCATGCCCTCTCACCATGGAGAATCTTTCATTATGAGACTGGCATGCGCCTTAGAATTGGTATCGACATCCCTGAGGATATCGCAGGTTTTATAATCCAAAATTACAAGAGTAATTTCAGAGTAGTTGAAGATGAGGTTGATGATATTCAAGCCTTTCTTGAGGAAATCGGTCGCATCTTTGATACATATTCTGAAAGATGTACGCCACATGAACTTATAATAGGGGCGGTTGGGTATTTGAGAGAACTCGACAGCGATGTATTTGATGGATTAGTTGCCCCTCCCCCGAAAACAAAGACCATATCCCGGCCAAGGCGGTCTAAAAAGAAAGGGGAGTAACAAATGTTGGCGAGGAGTAGACTCGGGAGGGATAAATCTTACAAGTTCAAGGGGAAAACGTTTGTTATAGCCCACGACGAATGGACTGCAATTAGCAACGTTGAGTTGTTTCTCAAGTTACGGCAGTATCCGTCTGTTTTTGACACCATATCTTTTTTTGATGTCAAAACCTTACTACCTTTATCCGATAAGATTACGATAGCCAAAGATGTTATTTCGTCCGCTGACAAGGCCACGATTCGTAAATTAAAGGAAAAGCCGTGGTTAAAGATGCAAGCCCGTGACGTTACGAGGGGAATTGTTCACTTCCGGGTCCTCTCTTACAACCAAAACATTTTGTCCGTCTATGACGGTGTAAAAAATATAGTCGCAGTTGCTTACCGAACCAAAGGGGGTCTTGGAGATATTATCATGACGACCCCCTTTCTTGAATTGGTCGGTCGTCGATTCCCCACCTATAAATTGATTGCCTCTTTTCCAGATCCTTACTACAAGATGATTGAGGAGAACCCTTTCGTTGACGGTGTCATCGAATACAAGGGAAACAAGGCGTATCAGGGGGACGTATCGATTGATTTATCGAGTGACTGCATCAAACACGAAGCAGAGACACAGCCGGACGTGATCAAAAACCGTCCGGAGATATTCATCGAAAAGGTAGGGCTGTTTTCAGACGAGGCCCCCAGACCTAAACTGTACTTGTCTGCCGGTGAGATCGAGAACGTCCATCTCCCTGACAAACTTTTGATAGGTTTGGTACTCACAACTAATTCCAAAGCGCGTCGATGGTATAAAGTGTTAGAATTAAGGGATGCCATTTATGACTCGTACCCTGATTGCTGTGTCGTCGAAATATCAGAGGATAAACCAGACTGGTGGACTCCCCATGGTAAATCGATCAATATGTTCGGCAAGTCATTGCGAGAGATTATGGCAGTAATGTCAAAATTGGATTTGGTTATTTCGGCAGATACTGGCCCTGCCCATATTTCCGCAAGTCTACGTACAAAAACAGTTTGGTTGTTCACCCACATTGAAGGATCGGTGAGGACCAAAAATTATGATCAGGATCTAACATACGTCGTTCAGACAACCCCAGATAAATGCCCGGTAGGAAAACCGTGTTGGTACTTACTCCCCTGTATACGTAAACAAGGGGCCAAGAGACCCTACTGTTCTGATGCCATCACTGTTGATATGGTGATGGACAAAGTTCACAAGGCACTGAGTACCCCGACGACCACTTATTGCGTTGTCTACCATAATAAAAAAGAGATGACCGAAGAATGTTTAAAGAGAATTCAAGCAGCAAAAAAGTGGTCTGACGAACTAATGCTTGTCGGTAATGGTGCCGATTTCACACCTTTCGATATGGGCCTCACAGATGGAAATATCGCATGGATTAACAACGAAAAAAATCTCGGTTGTATTGAGGCAAGAAATCAAGCGGGCAAAAAGGCCAGTGGTACGTTTCTACAATTCTTTGATAACGATCAGTACATAAGTCCTCACACACCTCACCGAATGATGCAGATTGAAGCTGATGTCGTCGGGGTAGAGGCATGGTCGATGACCTCAGATGGTTATGCTGAGGCCATAAACAAAAGAAGGGGACCGTTGGCCTATATTGGTGCCGGGGGTATGTTGATTAAAAAGAAAGTGTTCGACGAGGTCGGCGGGTTCGACGAAGCGTATTCGCCGGCATGGTTCGAGGATCCTGATATATGTTTCGCCGCCAGAGAGAAAGGGTACACACTTGGTTACCCGATTGATCACGGCGTAAAACATCTCGCGCATCAAACTAATTTTTCACAAACCGATTATGACCATAAAGAGGTATGGAGAAGAAACCACAAAATATTCTGTGCTAAATGGGATAGTATGCTGAAACCTGATTTGGAGTTTTCGGTCATATTACTCTCACTCGACAGAGTAGACACGACCATCCGTTGTATTAGATCGATATTCGAAAATTCCTCATTGCCCATAGAAGTTATCGTACTTGATCAGGGATCGAGTCCGGATGACATAAAGAGACTGAAAGAACTACCTTTCTTTGGTCTGCAGATCATCGAGAGTAGTTACAATATGGGTTGTGGCCCGGGTCGAAACAAAGCGGCAGAGAAAGCCATTGGTAAGTATCTCCTGTTTTGTGATGACGATATGATTGTACCGCCGGGTTGGGACTTGGGGATTTCGAGGAGGTTTAAAGACACGGGGGCAGATGGACTGTCACCGAATGTCATTGAACAAAAACCAAACGGGTATCGTTATATACGGTTCCATGCTACGGTCATCGATAATGGTAATATAATCGAAATTGGTAATCGGTTAGATCCGGGTCACCCCGACGTACTTGAAGAAAGGAACACCCACGTACTCCCCGGGGGATCACTGACTGTCAAGAGAGAGGTCTTTGAACGAATTCGGTTTGATGAGCGTTATGTATTTGGACTTGAGGATTTCGACTGGTGTTTGTCTGCTTTGGAACAAGGTATGAGATTTGTAAACTGTCCAAAGGTCAGTTTCGTTCATGCCAAACCAACAAAGAATCGGCTCGTCAATTCTCAGAAAAATGCTGTTGAGGTTCTGGCAAACTCAAGTTCATTATTCCTTTCCAAGTGGGGTGATTTCTTACCCGGGCTTTGGGACAGGGGAGACTTTTTAGGACTTATTTCAAAATCCTCCGAGTTTATAGAATCGTCAGTTGATGAGAAAAAACGAGTCGTCTCAGAAAGGGTAAGTAAATTAGACGATGAATGTACTCGTACTCAACTGGGCTATCCATAAAGACGTAGGGTGGCACTGGTCTTTATTCGAACAGATGCACCGCGACTACGGCATGACCTTCACTATCATTTCCGGTCGCAAGATGTGGGAACCACGGGGAGGGTTTATTGCCGACGAGCATGAATACGGTGAGGGGGTCGAGTGTCATCGTTTGTTTCAAGATATTGCTTCATTCAAAAAGAACCTCATTAAAATCGCTCCTAACATTGATGCCGTCAGGGAGTTGATGGGTCAACAATTAGATTTGATTTTGTGTTTCCACCAAGCCAACTACTTAGCTGCAAAAGTAATAAAAAATAAATTGAATGTCCCGCTTGTTCTAATTTGTGAGCAGGCGTTTCGTACCTCTGGGGCCAGAGCCGGTGAACTGACTCCCAGATGGATGGATATACAAAAGACCTGTGCCAAGATTCTTACATGGTCGTCAGTCGATAAGGGGTACGAGGAAATAACCGGGGCGCAGTATATTCCTTTCGGCGGTTGTATCGAGGACATCGACTATTTGAGAAAAGGGTACAATGAGAGGATCGAAAAAGGGATATGTATTTATCAGGGATCCTTAACCGGGCTGTGGAAAAATTCTGACGCACTTGCCGAGGGGGCCGCCGCCATTTTATCGAATACCCCTATCCAAAAGTTTATTATCAATGGGTACATACTTGATGATAAGTATCGTGTGATGGTTGAACGTATGCAGGAACGGCTTGGAAACAGTTTTGAGTACCGATACATACCTGAGCGTTCAAACGCCTTGGAATCACTGTCTGAGGCATTTGTGGCGTATTGTCCGATGCGATACGGTATACTTGCTAACTTTCCTATCGAATGTTTCGGTCTTGGAGTACCAATAGTAATGCCATTCATCATACAGACTGATGAATTTGATTACCTCAGTGAAATTAATCAAATATCAGGACTATTCGCTGACCCTGACCATTACGCCGAGATGGTATTAGGAAACTACGAGTACTATGAAAAAAATAATTCTGCCGAGGGTCTGGCACGGCATTACTATGACGCATTGAAAGGTTTGGTATCATGAAAAGGATATTGATTTTAGGTATTGATGGTTATTTGGGTTGGCCCCTTTCGTTGTATCTTTTGGAAAGAGGATACATTGTTGGGGGAGTTGATAATCTGTCGAGACGGCAGAGAGTCAAAGATGTGGGCGGACGGTCTGTCACCGATATACTTGCGTATAAAAAGCGGCGGACTGTCTTTGATGCCCTTAGTGGCGGAGGTCTCTTGTTTGATGCATTTGATATCTGCAACTACGGGAAACTATCACAAGTTATGAGATCGTTCGGACCGGATGTGATAGTGCATCTTGCTGAACAACCGTCAGCCCCTTATTCAATGTTGGGCCACAAAGCGGCTGATAGTACCATGACGAATAATGTCAACGGTACGTTGGGTCTCCTATTCGCGATGAGAGACATTTGTCCGGAGGCTCATTTAGTTAAATTGGGGACAATGGGTGAATACGGCACCCCGAACATTCCCATTGAAGAGGGGTTTCTCGATGTCGAGGTTGACGGAAGGAAAGATCGTTTGCCTTTCCCCAAGCAAGCCGGTTCATGGTATCATTGGACAAAGGTCCACGATTCGAACAATATAATGTTCGCCTGCAAAGTCTGGGGTTTGAAATCTACAGACATAATGCAGGGCGTGGTTTACGGTTCAAGGATCGATGAGATGAAAAGTAACCCGAAACTTGCTACAAGAGTAGACTTTGATTCGGTGTTTGGTACAGTCATCAATCGTTTCTGCGTACAGGCAGTCCTTGGACATCCACTTACAATATACGGTGCCGGGGGTCAGACGAGGGGGTTCATTCCTCTGCAAGACTCGATAGAGTGCATGTTTCGGGCCATTGACCATCCACCGGAGGGGGGAGAGTATAGAGTCGTAAATCAACTTGAAAAAACATATTCGATTAAGGAGCTTGCTAAGATAGTGGCCAAAGTCGCCAAGATGAGAGGTCATGATTCATACGTCGAGCATTACGAAAATCCCAGAGTAGAGATGGAAGACCATTTCTACCAAGTGAACAGGAAGAAACTGGCATCATGGGGCTATGTCCCGAAACTGGATATCGAGAAGACGCTCAATGATCTTCTCGAGGATACAGAAATGAACATGCACAGAATTCGACCTCTCACTGAAATGATTTTGCCGTTCTCACGATGGAGTGGTGAGCGGGGAAGGGTTGGGCTTTATGAAAAGCGCGAAGACGAAAAAGATTAACACGATCCAAAGACTTAGGTCGATGTTCAACACTGAATTGGCATCTATCAGAGACGAGGCGAATGTCGTCGGTCGTAAACCTATTGATATAATGTTGATGATCTTGTTTGAAGATGGTCACATTCATGGCATATACCCGCATGAGACGGTTGCCAAAGATTTGACCTTTAATGCTATTGAAACACTGGGCTTGAGAGATATTTCTGATGTTGAGGTTAAAAAGGACGAGCCCGGCCTTATCAAATTACCCGATGTCCCCAGAAGGGTTGTTTTACATAACCGGCAGGCCATTGGGGATATCTTGATGTTTACTTGTGCAGTGAGGGATTTAAAAGCGGCGTACCCAGATATGGAGATTAAGGTGCAATCAACTGCTATGCACCTCTGGGATCACAACGAAAATATTTGCCATGATGAATGGGAACTGGCGTATGATCCTATCAGTGAACACCCAGAACATAAGGGCAAACCGTCCCCGGGCGACATTCACAAATGGACCAGAGAGTTACTTCCAAAAGCAATTAAGGACGATGTTCCTATTCGCCTGTACATTGGACCGAGTAGGGCAACCAATTCGTCTAACAAAACAGGACTACACTTTGCCAATGCCTACAGAATGAGCATTGAAGACTTACTGGGTATTCGGATACCACAGGGTCCGATTCGTCCTGATATATACTTGACTCAACAAGAATTCGATGAAAAACCTTTGATCGAGCCCCCGTACTGGTTGATCACGGCAGGAGAGAAAGGTGACTGGACCTGCAAGACATTCTATCAGCACAAGTGGCAAGAAGTGGTATCAGCGTTCCCCCGTATCAAGTTCGTTCAGTTGGGAGCGAAAGGGCATCCCCACCCGGATTTGAGAGGAGATAACGTTGTCAACTTTATTGGCCAGACCGATGGAAAATTTGACGGTATTCGGAGACTCTTCAACTTGTTCAATTACTGTGAGGGGTCAATGGGACTTGTGTCTTTCCAGATGCATCTCGCCGCCGGTTTCGGAAAACCTTGTGTCGTCGTTGCCGGAGCCCGTGAACCTGTATCTTTCACCCGCTATAATGGACATCAATATCTTTCAAGTGATGGTTGCTTACCCTGCACCCTTGATGGTAAGGGAGGACCGGGCGCCTGCTGGTTTTGTAAAATAGAACGATGCCCTGAGACCAATACCGAGAACGGTCAACAGGTTCCCAAGTGTGTCGATGTCATCAAAACCGAGGCCGTCGTCGATGCCATACATAAGTACTACGCCGGCGGACGGTTGACTGAGGGTAAGCCCCTTGGACGATCAACGGTTGTTAACGTGGTCAAAGCTTCTAATATCGTCGGGGCCCAACAGAAAAAGGAGATCCCGGTAGAAACAGAGTTCAAGGGTTTCAGTTGGAGCCATTCGACAATCAATCCCGACGACTGGAACTTTCTTGAAATGGTTATCAAACGCCACAAGGTCAAAAAGGTTCTTGAGTTCGGTTGTGGCATATCGACTCTCATGTTCAATAAAATGGGAATAGAGGTACTTTGTTACGAGACTAATAATAAATGGGCTGATAAGGTCAGAGGGTCAATGATAAACCCAGATACCAATTTACATATAACGAATTGGGATTCTAAAGACAGTAAGATACTGGGTCACTACGATTTGGCTTTCGTTGATGGACCTGCAGGTGGGAATAATCGGGAACACTCAACAAGACTGGCGGCGCAACATGCGGATATAGTTATTCAGCATGATGCCGCCAGACCTACTGAAAAAGAGTGGGCTAAAAAATACTTGATCGGTAAGTTTAAGGGTCCGATTCCGGGGGGAGGCAGATGCTATTTATGGGTCAAGGGTCCCCATATCGAGGTGGTCGAACCCAAACGTGACCCGAAAAAGAAAGTCGTCAAGATGTTATTCAATGGTAGAGGCGAAGGTGGAGCAGAACGGTCCACTACTTGGTTGATGAACTCTTTTATCGAACAGGGATGGGAAGTTGACTATGTATCACCAAATGAGCGACCGTCTGGAACTTTCAGAAAAAGCGGCGATAATCATGTTCGTTTTTATGGGAGTCTCGATAGTATTGGCAGCCCTTGTGATTTATTTGTCTTATATTCTAATGACTGGGTTTGGGAATTTGCTGAACCGGATATACAGGTGGCACTTGACAAGGTACAGGCAAAGAGAAAGGTCTTTATCACGAATTTCCGTATCGGTAAAATAGGGGAGGTTCCGTGGACGAGGAACTTTGATAAGTACCTTTTCTTGAACTCAGGTCTTGAGACGGCTCTGAAAGAACGTTTACCGTGGGCTGACACGTTCGCATTGGCCCCTCCTACCGACTTAACCGAGTTTTTAGGGGTAATACCCGACTATGACCATGATATTCGAATAGTGAGGCATTCAAGTCAGGGCGATACCAAGTACCCGAAAAACTTTCTTGAAAAGTGTGAGGACATTCTTAGTAGGATTCCCGGGTCATCTATTCACCTCATGCCCGGGCCGTCTTGGATGGTGCCGAGTACCAATCCCCGGATCGTTACCTACAAAAGAAATCAACCATCAGTCGTCGAGTTTCTATCCCTTGGTAATGTGTTCTGGTATCATTTGCCAGATGGGTATGAGGATCAAGGACCGAAAGTAATTATGGAGGCACAGGCCGTAGGTCTCCCGGTTGTCGCTGATAATCATAGTGGGGCGAAAGACCGAGTCGTTTCAAAGACTGGGTTCCTTTGTGATAATTGGGAACAGCATATCCGGGCATTCAATGAACTACAAGATCCCGGTAAACGGCAAAGTATGGGAACATTGGCAAAGGGCCATGCGAAACGAACTTATGACCCTCAGAATTGGATTGATATTATTACTGGTGTAAAGGAGGGCGTGTAATGTATTCAAAGGTTCATTTTTATTTGCATGACATCGAGAAAACACTCAATAGTGAATATACCCCGCCGGTGACCATCGAGGTTGACCCCTCAAATGCCTGCATGTTGGACTGTAGTTTTTGCCTGTACGCCGAACATCTCAAAGAGAATCACCAGCATATGTCGATGCAGATGTTTACCGACCTTTGTATTAACGCTAAGGATATAGGTGTCAAGTCGATCACCTTCACAGGCGGGGGAGAGCCCTTGGTTAATCCCAAAATACGTGATATGATTATCTTGGCAAAATCGATGGGTTTTGAATTGGGTCTGGTCACAAACGGCGTATCTCTCGACCGTATAATTGATTTAGTTGATAAGTTTCATTTTATTCGGGTGTCACTCGATTCGTCGAACCCGGCGATGTACAGAAAGGTAAAAGGGGCCGACCATTTTGATAGGGTTATTAGAAATATCAAAAGGGTGATAATGAGAGATGTATTTATCGGTTTATCGTATGTGGTTTGTGAGGATAATGTTGATGGAATTCAACCGGCAGTTCAATTGTCACAGTATCTTGGAGTTAGATATATTCAATTCAAACCGGCGATGAGTAATGGAGAAACAGGAACATTCACTGACTATACGGTTCCCGATGATCCTATTATCATTGAGACGAAAAGGCACATGGCTAAAGATGATCGCCCTTGTAAGGTGGCCGTTTTGGTTGGGGTTGTGGGGGCAGAGGGTAACGTGTACTTCTGCTGTCAGAAACGAGGAGAAAAGGATTACGTATTAGGCAATATCAAAGATGAGTCGTTCGATCAGATATGGAGACGACATTTTGATATGACTGCTAATG